GGCGCCACAGGAGACACTCGAGCCACTGGGTAAACCGGTGCCACAGGAGACACCGGAGCCACTGGTGAAACCGGGGCCACAGGAGACACAGGAGCCACGGGAGCCACTGGAGAAACCGGAGCCACGGGAGCCACCGGAGACACAGGAGCTACTGGAGCCACTGGGGAAACCGGGGCCACAGGAGACACCGGAGCCACAGGAGACACCGGAGCCACAGGAGACACCGGAGCCACAGGAGACACCGGAGCCACAGGAGACACCGGGGAAACCGGGGCCACAGGACCTACTGGGGAAACCGGGGCCACAGGAGACACAGGAGCGACAGGCGAAACCGGGGCCACGGGAGATGATGGTCCCACAGGTGCGACGGGGGCTACGGGAAGTGCCAGTTCTTTAAATCAAATTCGCGCCTTTCGTTTTGATAGCAATCACCAACATTCTCTTATGCCCAACATCGCGGCCGGTGGTTCAACAAATAATAATTGGCCCAGAGTGGATGGTGAAAATACTTGGATACCACTTAATTCCGATGGTACAACTGCTATTAATTTACAGGCCTTTTTTTACAACACAAATGGGTCATCTAGAACGATTGCAGTATACAGAGTTATTTTAAGTGGTACCGTGGGAGTTGCAAGTACTTTAGATACAGTTAATTTATTAACCAGTGGAGCCACGGTAACTGGTAATTTTATGGGCTCACAAACCATCACCATAACCCCTGATACAGCAGGCTATTACTATATTATGTTTGTTGATGCCAACAATGACGTACATCTATTTTCACTCATTAGTTAATAAAACACCAAAAAAAAAAAAGTCAAACTATGGAAACATACCAATATTACAGTGATCATATCTTGACAACTGTCAATGCGACACCTCAAGTTATTGCTACCACCCAGTATACGGATCGCAAGTTCATCACTATCAAAGCTCATTTAAGCTTGATCGGGACTACTGTTGTTGGTACATATTGTATTCGAGGTGTATTCACATGTTCTGGTGGTACATTAACACAACATGGCACAATTGAAAAAACGAGTCTTGGAAACACTGGCGCTACAGATGTAAACTTGAGTGTTTCTGAAAATTCTTTATTATACAATGTTACGGGTATTGATAGTGAAAGCGTTGATTGGAAAATCGTAATCGGTTCATGTTGGCTATAATCTTCAGTGGTTTTTCGGTCATCTATTTCCAGAAATATTGTGTAAAAAAATAAAAAAAAAACAAACAAGAGATGATTCGTAGAGGCGGACATGGAAGAGGACATGGAAGAAGACCCGCACCAATTCCCATGGGTCCAATCGGGAGACCGCGTAGAGTAATTGCGCGTCCACGGTCGCCATTGGTTGCTAGTCCGCGCTATGTGGTTGGAGGACGCAGACTGTCACCCAGGCGTGTAATGTGGTATGCTACGCCAGGGGTAATCTTTATATGGGTAATTTTATCCCTTTTTATTTTGGTAGGCATACCACTGTTAATATATTTTCTTGAAGTAAAACCAAATCAAGATAAACAATAATGCAAGGCTTCAAGAACGATGAGCATAAATTTGTGATGTTCCTTCATGCTAGAGTTGGCTGTGGCAGTCTCAAGAATTGGTTCTTAGCCCTGAAAGGTATCGAAGCTAAAGGTAAAGGTGAACCTCATAAATCTTGTTTACCTTTTCAAACCTCGACTGTACCTGCTGGATATTATGCGTTTCAGGTAGTCAGAAACCCATTAGCACGCTTGGTTAGCTTTTACAAACAGAATGTCGTTTACAAGCAACGCAATTGGGAATACATGGGACGGGACTGGACCTTTGAACGAGTCGTGAGACACTTGGTAACTAAGGCGCCTTGTGATGCGCGATGCATTCCACAAGTAAAAGAAGGCCTGGAACTTAAGCGCATAGTTCACTTGGAATCATTGTCGGAGGATATGGAAGCTGTCCAAAAAGACTTGGGCCTTAACTTGGCATGGAACTTTTATCAAAAATCGTGTCCTAGCCCGGAAACCAAGTGTGATGATGTTAAAAAGCCGTGGAAAATTACCGGTCACCAGATGGTTGCTCATCGTATATGGCCACATTGGGAGGTCATGTATAATGATGAATTACGGAAACTAGCTACACAAATATACTTAAGGGACATGCAAGTCCTGGGTTACGGTGACCCCAGACCCGAGCCTGCACCAACGCTTGCACCAACGCCTGCACCAACGGCTGAACCAACGGCCGCACCTGCACCGACACCCACACCATCCGCTGCTCCTGCATCCGAACCTGAAAAACCTACACCAACTGTTGGAAGACCTAGCCGCAGTACCAAAAAACGAACGCGTGAAGCTAAACCTAAACCCGCGACACGCCGAACAACCCGCAAAACACGATCAACACGATCAACACGTCCAACACGTCCAACCCGCAGAAGCACCCGAAAACGTTCATAATATTTCAAAATGCTGGCACGCATCAACCATCACCCACGTGATGAATTCATCGAATTTGATGAAGAGCCACACATCTACTATATTCATGGGGTAAGTAAAGGTTGGACCTCAGTCACTACATTTGTTCATGAGTTTTTTGCGGAATTCAATGGTTTCTTTGCGGCCAGAGCAATGGTTAGAGGTCGTAAGTTTCCCCACGGGGATCCCAAGTACAAAATGTATCTTCCTTTACTGCTAGATGAAAAGGGACAGAAACGTTCTGAGCCTGACCTGATCCAGGCTATCCAGGACAAGTGGGCTATGGATAGTAATGTGGCTTGTACTCTGGGCACCTATCTCCACAAGTCTATCGAAGATTTTTATAATCAAGCACCTTTACCGGACCCTTTGCCGTCGGATTGGGAGTACTTCTTGGCGTTTGATGAAAAGCGTGTCTTTGATGGCTTTACGCCCTACCGTACGGAGTGGATGATTTATTCTGAAGAAGACATGATTTGTGGTTCCATAGACATGATTATGTACCGGGATGAGGATGGGACGTATCACATGTTTGATTGGAAGCGTAGCAAGGCTATTCGACTCAAAGGATACCGAGGGAAGAAGGGTGTTAAATGCTTGAGCCACCTACAGGATTGTAACTACATTCATTACTCCTTGCAGCTCAGTATCTACACCAATATCTTGGAGCGCAAGTATGATCTGCCGATGGAGAGCATGTCAATTGTCGTCTTTCATCCTTCCAACCCTACTTTCCAAGCCTATGAGCTCAAGTATCATAAAGAAGAAGTTGAAAGCATGTTTAAGTGGCGCCAAGAGGAACGCCTGGAGCCAGAGTACAAGACCTGCCATCTGAGTGACCTCTTCCAGACTTCACTGGATACGCCATTGCCGAAATTTCAAACGATGCCTGCATCTGTTCCGGCTTGCACCTTCTTCCAGATGTCTCTGGAACCCGCAGAGCCAGTGGAACCCGCAGAGCCAGTGGAACCCGCAGAGCTAGTGGAACCCCCTACTTACTCGGAGCCCATGCAAGTGGATCCACCTTTGCATGCATCTCAATTCTTTCAATTATCTTAGTCAAATAAAAAAACAAAATGTCGAATAATGGCTTTTCAACCTTAGTTTGGGGCCCTGCGCTCTGGACAGTTTTACATTGTATTTCTTTTAATTACCCAGTACATCCGACAGAAGAAGATAAGAATCATTATTTTGTGTTTATGTTGAGTCTCGGCGATGTCCTGCCGTGTGGGGTTTGCCGGCGTAACTATATGCGCAATTTATTGCAGTTAGAGTTTAGTCGTGACAAGTTAAAGGACCGCGAAACCTTTGGCCAATTTATTTATCAGCTTCATCGTCACATTTCAGACTTAACGCAGGGGTCTTTCGATGTACCGTACTTTAAGTTGCGCGAAAACTTTGAGATCTTCAGGGCCAAGTGTGGTTCTGGGAGTCACAGAGGCTGTGTATCTACGCGCTGTCGGTTAGTTCAACGCATTGTGCCACCTCAGGAAGGCCTGGAAACTTTTATCATTGACGAAAAATGTAAAGAGTAAAAGTAAAAGCCATGAATCATGTCTTGGAGTTTATTCTCAGGACCTTGTTGTTCTTTATTTCTTTTTGGATCTTCATGGAGTATATCTATGTGTGTAAGATTAAGACGTGGGTTGGTCTCTTGGTTATTGTTGGGGTTATAGTGGTGATTTTATTAATCTATGGGTTCTACAAAGGACGTTTTGTAGCTCGGTGCGACTGTTGTCACCGTCAGGAATTTAAAACCTCTGTATAAAAATAAAAAAAAAAGAAAGATGGATGAGCTTCTTACCAATTTGGACGCAGAAATGAAGCGTCCTGCACCAAAGGACAACAAAGAAGGTAGACGTCGAGCACGAGCAAAAAAAAGAATTAGCACTAATTTGTTAAAAGAGTTTGTGTTGAGTAATTATCCTGATGCTTACAATTTATCTATTCGCGTGGCCACGGAATTTGTTGATGATGATAACCCCTGGAAAATTCAATGTCTACAATATTTGCTTCATCAAGGGGTTCAATCTTACAGCCTGGAAGCGATGAGAAAAGTCGCAGATAATTATATGGAAGACACAGAGGTGCAGACACAATCTTTACCCGCAGACGCTCTTGACTCCACACCATTTGTGGGATTGTATAATCCTCAATACGCCTGCTACAACAATTCTATTACACAAATGTTTTACAGTATACTACCGTTGAGAAGGCTTTTAACTGCCGTGGCCGTTGATGGTAAAACATGGGATCAACACCCATCTCTGCTTATTTGGTACATGAAAGAACTCAAGGAAGCCGCAGATGCTAACAAAAGATCTGTAACAAAGGACGATCTCAAAGATTTGCAAGAAAAATTTCTGCGCTGGGGATTTTCATGCTACGTGCAAAATGATGCCCACGAGTGGATGATGGCATCTTTTTTTCGTCGCATTGAAGCTACACATTATTTAGATGGCAAGGATTTTAAAGCTACATCTAAAGACCATCCAGGAACTCATATAGCACTTCCTGATGGACAGTATGTTCCGGTACCGGCCAGTTCCATCCAGGCACGCGAGTTCTTTGCATTTTCAGCAGTTAGTTTTTTGAAATGTCCCCCGGACGATGAAAAGGCGTCTATTACGACATCGCAAGAAGTTACCTTAACAGCAAATATTACTGCGGACACTTTACAAAAATGTGTTAATAACAATTTCAAGATTGAAGCGGTCCCTTATCGAGATCCGGCAGATTGCATAGATGCAAAGAGCAACAGATATATTAGCCGTATGAAACTATATAGAGCATATAATTTTGCGCCATTTTTAATTGTTCATCTTGCGCGATTTACGGCTCAACTACGTAAAATTAACACCGAAGTGAAAGTGGATGATTATCTTAAAATTAATAATACTTACTTTAAGCTGGAAGGATTTGTTTATCAAAGTGGTACTTTGAACACAGGACACTATACATATTTTAAACGAGCTCCTGGGAATAACAAATGGTATAAAGCCGATGATATGAAGTCCATAACTACATCAGGAAAAATTTTGCAAAAAACACCAGTGGACAAGGCTTACCTCTACTTATTTCGAAAATTACCTGGGAGACCAGATAATTTTGTAGACACACCATTGCCGGAAGCATTATTCCCCAGGATTAAGATCAACCTAGAAGAAGATCGCAAGTTTGAATATGCGGCTCTGCCTAAACATGTAGCCATTTTACACCCTGGGGCCACTACACTAACTTCAAGAGCATTTAATGCTCAAAAGGGTTGGAAGACCGTCCCATTACTTAAAGATGCAAAGTTTGGAGCAGATGGAGCTCTAGCAAAAGTTGATGAATACATGCCGGCTCTTTTGGAACAACTGTGGACGCGAATCAAATTGGGATTTTTCCCGAGTGTTCTGGTTACAGGTAGTCGAGGTTGTTTCAACGCATTAGGTCACATTTGGAACCGATGGGCCATCCCAGCCGTTTGTGCCAATGCAGGTTACGCGATAAATCCCGAGAACATTTCACCTTTAAAGGCCAATATTGCCTTTATGGTAACTCCAGCTGATGCAGAGAAAGTCGAATATCCAAGTACAGCTGAAGAAGTTATGGACAAAATCAAAGGTCGGATGGAGGAGTTTACTGTATGGATCCTGACCGTGCCTAATGCCCCACACCAATTTTCAAACAACCAAATCAATTTAAGAAGCTTGGTTAATATTTTACAGGGCGAATTACCATCAACACAAACCTTTCGCGGTGTAACCACGTTACAAAAGGATGGTAAAGTTGTTCCAATTGATGTAGCACCAGCTAAACAACCAAGCAAAGAACCTGATTTACCGGATCCACTTCTTCCGCCACCGAGAAAGCGACCACGCCGAAAGCGACCACCCAGAAAACGACCACCCAGAAAACGACCAATACCCCGAAAACATAGACCGCCCCGTAAGATCAGAGGCATAGCTTATACACCCTCACATTGTCGCCTGGATAAACGTCGAGCCTGTGGTACTTATGCGCGAACCAAGAATGCGTACACTCGACCGGAACTTGAAGAGATTGCACGTAATTGTGGTCTCAAGCGCGTCTCCAAGTTTAGCATGCAAGACTTGTGTATTTTAATTGCCAACCGGATGCCAGAACACAGTGATCTAGCTGATTATTTCGAGTCCCGTGGCTTCTTAGGACAGCCACTCTGGCAAGAAAAGTTTAACATTTTAGTAATCCAGCTTAGGGATCTAGCCCGTGGCAACTTGGACACTTGGCCACTCATTCATGATTCTGTTAGTGCCTTGTTGCCTTTACCGCGCGAATTTGTGTTTGCACATGCCACCGATGAGGCATCCTACTACTTAACACGTGAAAATCTCAGTCGGCTTCTCCAAGATACGGAAGATACCCGGGCTCGGATGACACAAGTAGTTGACTTGTTCAATACCCGTGATTTGCGCCAATCCCTAACAACTGTGGCGATTGATGATTTCTTAGAATGGAGTCGTTGTCAAGCACTAACTCGAGTAGGAGCTTATGAATTTTTTCTTAGAAGGAATCTTCCAGCAGGGTGGAGTCAAAGCTGTCCAAAGATGATGAAGCACTTGAGAGAGTATCTAATTCCATTTTGTACGGAATATCGCAATGCTTGTTTTTTGTTTCCAGAAGAACCCGACAGTCCGGCTGGTTCACCCCCTGGCAGTCCGGCACCGGGTCCTGCTGATTCACCCCCTGACAGTCCGGCACCGAGTCCTGATGGTTTATCCTTTGACAGTCCGGCCTCACCACAGAGTCCGCCAAAGGGTCAGCAACTGTCGGTTCAGCAGGTATTGGAGGCAGTGAAGAAGGCCGAGGAGCAACCAGAAGAGGCGAGGGGTATGTCGATGATGCAGTTTTTGCAACAGCGCAGAGATCAAGCGCAGTTACAGAAGCAAAAAGAGGATGTCGTGAAGGAGGTGATGGAGGCGTTGAAAGCGGGGCGACAACAGAAGGTTGAGGAGGATGAGGCTGAGGCTGAGGAGGATGAGGAGGATGAGGCTGAGGCTGAGGAGGATGAGGAGGATGAGGATGAGGAGACAAAGCAAATCCAGGAACAGCTTCGTGAAAAATTGACGGTACTGATAGCGCAGCTGGAGGAGCAGAAGAAGGCGGAAGATGAGCAGAAGAAGGCAGAAGATGAGAAGGCTTACAGGGCAATGATGTTGAAGGCAGTAATTGATGCGAGGGAGATGTTACGGCAGGAGGCGGAAGCCGAGAAGAAGAAGGCGGAAGCCGAGGAGAAGGCGGAAGCTGAGAGTTTTGCTGAGGGGGCTTGGGTTTGGGCGGATTAACTTGTAATTGTAGTTGATCTAGCAGCTTCTCTGTTTCAAAAAATTGACGTTCAATGTTGTGAAGTTCTCGTCTCATATGTAACTTGAAGATATCAAAACTTCGATGTGTCTCATAAAGTTTACCTCGTAGGATTCTAAAATCTGCTTCCATTTTTATTAGTCTTGAAATTAAAAAAAAAAATAATGTATGAAGGTTTAGTTGCTTGGTTGCAAAAATTGGGTGGGGGCGTAGATTTTGGTATAGCTAGGTACCTGGAGACATCTACCAAATTATTGACCTGTGAAGCAAATTACAGAATAAGCGGAGAGTTAAAAAAGTTACAGGAGTCTTTTGTCACCAAGACTCCACCAGTTAATCTGCCCAGGCGCGGCCGCAAGAGGTTAGGTTCTGGGGTCAGGAATACTGCCTACTTGTACGACGGTCACGTTTTTAAGACTTCCACGCGTGCTAAGGATCCCTACCTGTTGGGGGAAGCTCTGCTCCAAGGCTTTCTCTGGTATCCGGAATTTCGCCACGAATACCAGACCATTCTTAATAAGTATGTGCAAGTGGTGAACACCAACCCACCAAAACCTTTGCGTGATTACCCCATCCCACGCCTTTATAGATACTTTCATACCCCAGACGGTAGAGTGTGGATGGAGTATGAATTTATTCCCGAAATGCTCTTGGATCGGATCCTGAAGCATGGTTTGTCTCCCATGGCTTTCCAAGATATCTTGTACCAGATTATGGTGCATCTCATGATCTTACAATCAATGGTTCAATTTTCGCACCGTGACTTTCATCCAAATAATTTGGCCATCCGCCTGCGTTCTGTGCCGCGGCAAATTCGATACACCATGGATGGACATTCGAAAACCTTAACCAGTACTTATCAAGTTTACTTTTTGGATCTGGAGACCGCGTGCATCGATGCTTCCAACCTGCGCCTGATTGGTAAAAACATCAACAGCCCTAACGCGTACTATAACACTTGTCAGAACCAGTCTTTTGATATGCAAGTCTTCTTATCGTGGGCCCACGTCATGGAAATCTTACCTAAGACCCCAGCATACATAAGAACATTGGCCAAACAAGCGTATGATGATCTTAAGATTTGTCACGTCCCAAAAACCGTGAGTGCCAGATACCGTCACCTGGCGCGCGTCCAGCGTTCCTACTTAAACATCAGTAACATCCCAGCCTTATATCCCAAGAACATGCTTGATGCCCTGTTGCAACGTAAGTATACCCCGGGGCGGTTTCATTATGAACCTATACACCCCACGGTGCCACCGGACTGTGACATCCAAAGGCCAACCATTCGGCGGAATAAGCCACAAGATAAACCAGAACAAGACCAACAAGATTGTGTTATACTCTAACGTTGTGAACAGTATTCGGGTGCCCAATCCCAAAAGCCTTCTGGCATCTGATTAGGACAAGCTTTGTCAAAAACCAGGCACGGACTACAGGCAGACTGCAATTTATCAGTGCGGAATAAGGCATTTTGTAGGACCCAGCTATTAGCTTGGGTATATCCAGGTTCTAGATCACAGACCTGTAACACTGGTGGAACACGAGTACCATAAAAATAGGTTGGATTAAAGCGACGATAAAATGTGTGAATGTCTTGATATGGTGCACTCATTGAAAAAGTGAGGGTGTGTTTTAATTTTATTGTAAGATATTTGTTGAGGGGTGTCTGTTAAAAAAAGATAGACTTCCAGGCCTTTAAAGATATAACAGAAGCTTATAAAAACTCAAAGGTGTCCACCTGGGTAAAGTTTGGATTATTTTGGAGCAACCTTACCCTAAACCATCTACCGCATCCCACCAATCTCGACCTATTAGAACAGTCGTGGGCCCTGGGTCACAGGAAGAACACAAATTAATCTCTAAAGTTGTCCATTGATCAGGTTCTTTATACTTGGGGCGCGGCCTGTAATGCCATGAATAAACTCGAAGCTGTACATCTTGCCCAGAATTACACAAGAAGCAAGCCATTGTCCTTTTTTTTTTATATAATTTTTAGTTCACAGTCCACTCGCATACTCCCATATAAGATTATTCAGTGATAATAAAAAAATATATTAATTATATTATATTAAAACCACCATGCCATTCGATGAATGTAAACACCTAATTCGAAGATCCGCTTGTATTGGATCATTGACTGTTGAAAACTTAACAGTAACTAATTCGATTCAACCTGCGCCTTGTGCGACTTACCCATTACAAATCGATGATGATTCCTGTCTTGATTTTGTCCCAGGTTTTTGTGGATCTATTCATCAGTATATCAGAGGAACTTGGGGTATCTATCGATCTCCCGGGATGACTGAAGTAACGGTTGGGCTTCCAGGTGATGGATCTGCACCTGGTGCTAATTATGCTTCAGTGGCAGAGGCTTTAAATAATGCTGGAAACACCAACTGTCGTTTTATTCGTATTTGTGATGATGTTCAAGAAATTGGCCCACTTATTTTCCCAGGTCCAGTGCTAATCTACGTTGATCCAGGTGTTACTTATACCATAAACGGTGGTTTCGTAACCAATTTTGATTTGGTTT